TGGACCTCGAAGTTAACTAAGTGCAAAGATTCAATTATATTGTTAGGCATTTTCTTTTGTGTAGGCATTGAATATCTCTGGGTCTACCCAGTCCAAGAACTCGGATAGCCTCATCATGTATAAGCTGTAGCGGGTCTTTTTATTTACACAGTCAATTTTTACCAACAGCCGGACAGCCTTTGATTTTCCAGCATAGTTGGTGAGGAACTTCCAAAAGGACTTATTAAATACAAGGCAGGCCTTCCTTCGATCGCGTTGGAATATCAGCCAGCTCCACTTCCTTTTGCCCACAAGGCGGTCTCGCTCAGCTTGCTCCCAGAATTTCAGTAGGAGTGGCTTCTTTTGGTTGCTGTCAAGTAGATCCTGAATAGTCAGTTGGCCGGAGTACCCTCGTTTGAGCTCAATGCTCACTAAGTCTATAAGAGGAACTCCGATTGGGTCTATGGCACTGATATCACCATAAGAGTTGGGGGTGGCTAAGCCCTTTTTGGCTCGGACTGTGGCCCTGGCCCCCGAGGTGCTTGTTCTCCAGAAGACTGAGTTTGTTTCTTTATTAGAGTACCATAGAGATAGTTGCTTACAGATAGCCCTTTCAAATCCGGATCCTTTTTGTGCCATTGTTTGTTTCAATCCCCACCCCGCGAGGGGCTACTGTTTTTCCTAATTTCCATTTATCTAAGAGTATGCTGTTATTTTTATAATCAAGTCCCATAGAAGAAGTCATGCCACAATCTAACCTTGTCCGGTGTTAGCATATAATCGAAGTGCATCCGGTTGGATAGATCAAGCAACGCGGGGAAGGAGAGCTCATCCTTTTTTAAGGGAAATGTTCCTGTGCCCCCCCAGGGTAAGGTCATTAATTTGATATTCCTACGAACTATTTGTTTTCCTTCTGGGCTTGTAATTCGTTCGTAAACTTTACTTTCCCTTTGCATGCTCTTGGTCAGAAAGTGCATAGCCCTGTCTGGACCTATCATGGAGATACCAGGGATAGAATCAGATGGATCACCTGTTAAGCCACGAAAGTAGGGCCAAATTTTAGGTGGAAATGGGTACTTCTGAGCAAAGGTATCCTTTGTCATAATTCCTTTTTTGTGGCAGAAAATAATGCAATGATCCAAAAGCTGATACAAATCTTTATCTGACGAGACCACTACCAAAGAGCCATAAGGGATGTGTTTTGAATATGTTTGCACAAGAGAGGCTATAATGTCGTCGGCCTCAAAGCCTTTTTTACAGAAGACATTACGGAAGCCTATCTTTGGAAGAACTTTCTCCCTAAGCAACTTGAATACTGGTTCCTTAAGGTGCGGAGGTGGTCCCCATGTGGGGAGTACTCTACGTTCATGTTTAGCTCTTCCTTCGGAAGCTCTCGCGGACTTGTACGCAGGGAACACCTTTGATCTGTGGTATGGTTTTAAGTCCCATGCAAAGATAAATTTATTGGTCCCAAATCTACGAGATAGCTTTTGGAGTTGAACCAGGAAGCCTTGAATAACAGACAAAATAATTTCCTTTTCTCTGTTAGCAACCGCCTGGCCGGAGATCTCCCGGGAGCCCCGGATAACCAGGGCTCGGTAGCATAAATTATTACTATCTATTACTAGGGTTTTCACAGTACGTCAGGGTCGGTGTCGTCAAAGAAGTCACCGAACTCATCTTCCTCGGGTACTTCTTCTTCCTCGGGTACTTCTTCTTCCTCAGCCAGCTCTTCCTCGGGGACTTCTTCTTCCTCAGCCAGCTCTTCCTCGGGGACCTCTTCTTCGTAGACTTCTTCTTCTTCGTAGACTTCTTCTTCCTCAGCCAGCTCTTCCTCAGCCAGCTCTTCCTCAGCCAGCTCTTCCTCGGGGAGTTCTTCCTCGGGGACCTCTTCCTCGGGGACCTCTTCCTCGGGGACCTCTTCTTCGTCTGATTCGATCCCAAGATGGTTAAAGACTTGAGCAGTAATTTGACTGAGTAGTTCATCCACTCGTTCCTCAGCCTTCTTTTTGGGGCAGGTCTCCTTGATAATAACTTCTGCGGTTAGGGGCTCATACTGCTGTTCCTGAATTGTCTTTGAAACACGCACTGTAATTTCTTGTCCTGCGGCCATCTAGTTCTCCTTTTGCATGATTTAAAATCTTACTTTCTTTTTTCGGCTCTGCTTAAAGAGCCTTTCGATTGCTTCCCAGGTATCAATGACAATTTCCCTGAGCTTGGGCTCCAAATCGTTATCCTCAATATGTTTGATTGCGGGGTTGATCTGTGAGTATTCCTTATCAACGCATGGGAATGTGTTTAGGGCCATCACCTTCTTAAGCCATACTAAGTTTGCTCTGATATCGTCTATCCCTATTCCGGGAATTATGTAAACAGGAGCCTCCTGATATTCATTACTGACAGAAGACTTAACAGTAGTAGCTTTTGATTCTATACCTATAGTTTTGGTCAGCTCTACTTTTTTCTTCAATATTTCTCCAGTTTTTTTGTTCACAACATTTCGCAGCACTGTCTTGGTAGCCTCTAACTGGCGGGCACCTGCTCGGGCGATTCTAATACGTAGTGATGCGTGATAAGGCACTGCTGATCCACCTGGGGTTACTTTTCCATAATCTCCCTGGATTTCTTGATTAGTAAAGACAATCAATTGGTGATTATGTGCAATTTTTCGGCCAATTATTCTGCACATTTCATGTAATTCTTTTGCTTTTCTTTGCCCTCGCTTGTCCCTTGTTCCCATTTCTAAATCAGTAGAAAACGCGGCTAAGCTGTCGGCAGCAAGGACATTGATCACCCCATCATTTTTTGGTTCCCAAGAAGATATTAATGTGATGAGTTCTGATACTGTATCCGGACGGTAGTAAATATCTCTTGGTATTTTTAGACCAAAGAGGGAGGCATACTCTTTATCAAGGCGAGCTTCGGGATCAGCTATTAAAATCTCTCCGCCTTTTGCTTGGGCGGTAGAGCAGATCTCTACGAGCAGCGCTGTTTTTCCTGTAGAAGGACCGCCGAATATCTCGACAATGATACCTCCTGGTATGCCACCTCCACGTATTCTACTGCCGGAGATGGCCAAATCAAGCAGGGTTGAACCTGTTGAGATGACCATGGAGGTATCAAGTGGGACATACAAAGAGTCTTTTGGGCGAGACTCTGCTTGCTCTACAAGAGAATCTGTATCACTCTTGGCACTTTTCTGTTTATTTGCTTTCTTTACCATGTCACTTTCTTGGCCTGGTTGATGTCATCCTTTTTAGACCTGGTTTTGCACCGGGCTTTACTACCCTACGTCGTACCATGGTTTTCTTTGTGCCCTCCGTCTTACCAGGGGCTTTAGCCACTGTTTGGGGCTTTACTGGGGGGTTGGTTCTTCTGAGAGGTGGTGGGGGATCCTTTTCTACCTTGGCCGCTGCTAACCGCATAGCTATTCGGTCAGTATCATCTGGGATGTCGTCACCTTCCACCTGCGCGGGCTGCTCGGCAGCTTTCTGCTGTTGTACCAGGCCACCAAGGAGTTCCTCTTTAAGCTCCTCGTAGGAGAGTTTATTGACCAGATCATCCAATGTGTAAGCTTGTTCCAAAATTTCGTCACTGACAGGAACCTGCCTGTCTATGAACTTGTGGCCAAGGTACTGAGTGTTTGACATCCCGGAGCCTTCTCGTTCGAAGTATATCGACATTCCGTTGTCCGGACTTGAGAAGGGAACGAATCCTCCGCCTCTGGGATTTCTGGCTACTGAAAGGATCTTTTTCTCAAAGAGAAAATGGGCTACCTCCCACAGTTGCACACCCCGGTCTTCCTCTCGGGTGGAATCATAGCACACGATGTTGTAGAGGCACCTACGTTTGGGATTGAGAGCCTCAAGAGACTCTTCAGCTTCTGCTGTGAGATCCTTCTCCAACCGCCTGGAATTAAGGTACTCACAAACAGGACAGGGCTCATTGTAGTTCCTGGCCAGGCAGACACAATCATTTTCGTTCATGCCAACCTTCTGGTGAACCCAGATGTCCAACAGATATGTGGGCTCTCCCTCTTTTACTTGGTGGTGGTTTGAACCAGCAAGGAAGGGGATAACATCAATGATGTGTTCTCCCTCTTTGCATTTCCATGATTTGAGTGGAGCACTACTACCCGCTGGGGTGGAGTAGAACCTTCCGAACTTTCCATACTCATTCATTCTTTGGTGGGCCTCTTCAACTCGCTTCAGAAGAGCCTTCCCTGTGAGTCTGCTACGTAATCCAGTTTTTGCCATGGTATAATCTCCTAAGTTAAAGTGTTGTTTGGGGGAGAGTGTCAATGTTGACATGACGCAGGTTCCAAGGTTCCCCCAAACTTAATTTTATGTAGTTTACCAAACTTTGGTAAGCAATGCAAGTTCTTTGCTTCAAACAGACTAAAAATTTATTTCTTTTTTGGTGATACAGGTGATGGCTTAGAAGGTTTGCGTTTGCTTGTGGGTACAGGTATAGCTTTCGGCTTTGTCTTGGGTGCGACCTTCGCCTTGGGTGCGACCTTCGCCTTGGGTGCGACCTTCGCCTTGGGTGCGACCTTCGCCTTGGGTGCGACCTTCGCCTTGGGTGCGACCTTCGCCTTGGGCTCTGTCTTTTTGTCTTCAGAATAAGGTGGGCTCGGCTTACCTTGAGGAGAACCTTTCACTAATCGTTTTTCTGTTTTTAAATCCTTCTCCAACTCTGTTCGTACTTGCTTTGCATACACCTCTTGGGCTTCCGACTTTATTTTGGGGGAGGCCCAGTAACCATTGAGATACAGGTCGGTCAGTTTCTCAAGTGCTTTCTTTTTATGATCAAACGACCTGACTACCCCGGCAACTATCTTGGCGTTGCGAGTTGCTATCATGAGCTTCTTATTCGCTTCAATATACTTTTCTTGCTGCTTGATCTTATTGAGTATTGCAGGTTCAGTGGGTTTGACTTCGAAGCCAAACTTCACAAAATTTAATCGTATGTCCCCATCTAACTGTGCATAGGTCAGAGCAAGCTTATCGTTAAGCTGATCTTTCTCATACAAGGCAATAGCCTCTTGTTTGGCGTAATACTGATACGTGGCCGCTTGTCTAATCCACTCTCGATCTAAGTGGTCAATATCAATTTGAACGTCCTCTTTGTATCCCATAGTCTTCTCCTAATCTGATAGGTTTAAGTGTTTATCTAATGTTTCTCGAATTAATCCCTGGTAGGTTATAGTCTTTTGAAGAGCTACCGACTGTTGTCGAGCCAGGTCATCGAGCTTTTCCTTCCATTTTAAAGGTATCAAGAGGTTTACTTGTACCTTCACCTCGCCTCTGCTTAATGTTCTTGCACTCATTCTTGCCTCACTGGGTTACACGCCGCAAAGCAGGCCATTATAAGCCCGGCTCTACCGGTACTATGAAAGCTTTCTGTGAAAAATGTCATTGCTTCATATATTTTTGGATCCCAAGTAGAGAGAAGCACCTTTGACAGGTATCTTAATACGTGCTGCCTGGCTTGCTCTGTATCGCATTCCAAAGCAGTAAGTATTTTCTTTACCTGTCCTGAGTCAGACTTGCCCTGAATAGCCGCCAAGACTTCTCTGCACAGGGCCTGGGTATCTCTGCTGAGAGTTATTAGATATTCAACTCCCTCTTCTGTGGGGTCATCCTTAATGGTGTCCAACAAGTTAAGAGCTTCACCGGCAGACCCCTCACTGGATCTAGCAATCAGTTTCAGGATTTCTGGTTTTATCCCACTGATCTTCTCTCTTTTAATAATCGAGTTCAAATGTGCCCTAGCCGCCAGTGGGGGGAGCAATCTTGTTTGGAGTTTGGTACACCGTCGTTGAATAGTCTTTGGAATCTTCTCTGGCTCTGTGGTGGCCAGTAAGAAAAACACATGGGCCGGAGGTTCCTCAAGTATTTTGAGTACAGCCTCCTTCGAATAGGTCAGTAAATTGTGGCAGTTATGAACAGGACAGCCTTCAGCGAAGTATGATGGGTGGCCGGCTATTTGTAAGTCATAGAATTCTGCGAAGCCTTGACTTCTTTCTTTATCTTGGATAATACTTGAGAAAGATTTGTTATTACTTCCTTGTTTGTAAATCTCAATACGTTCCACCCCAATTCGTTCAACTTCCTTGTTTTCTTCACATCGAGCGATAAACGCTTTTTCCACCTGTGGCCTTTCCCATCGATCTCTATCGCTATTTTCAAGTTGGGGTGAGCTAGGTCTACTTTGTAATTTGTTGGGAACCCAGGCTCCTTTTTTTCTAAGGAAATCGCATATTCGACAGACCATTTCAAAATTGAAGCAAGTCGAGTTTGTGGGGCCGTGAGCTTTCCATTTCCTCCACGCTTTCCTGGCCAAGCGTGTAATGTCCCACGAGCCAGTTTGGTTTCCTTCATTTTTTTGATTGTCTCGGGTTTGTGTGAGGGATTGTTCTCTTTCATTCGTTTTGAAGAAGCCCTTCTTTGAAGCATTCCTTCCTTTGTGCAGTTCCACGCTTTGTGAGCTTGCGAAATTTTTGCTCTGATTTCTGAATTGTGTATTTTTTGACGCATTTCCGGCTGGGCAATATTCCATTTGGCCGCACAGGATCGGGAGCAGAACTTCCTTTTGTCGGACACTTTTACATTCATTTTTGCTCCACACTCTTTGCAGTATCGTATTTCTACAATGTATGCCCCAGCTTCTGAAGCCCTCAATTTTTGACCGCAGTGGCGAGAGCATGTTCGCTGTGTCTTGCTTCTTTTTTTGGAAACAAAAAGGCGATCGCACCACTGGCAAGAGCGGGGTTTCATATATTTTTTCCTCCTCGTTGACAACTTCAGGATTAAATTTAAATATTAAGTCCCGACTTTTCAAGCTTGCTGCTTTTTTCCACCCAGCACCAGTTAAAAATAGATGGTCTTTTGTTGTGTGCAAAGTATCCCCGTTTGAGAATTGTAATTTAACAATTCGATTTAAGGGCACTTTGTTTTTAAACACCCGCTCAATTTTGGTTTTTCCATTAATTGAAAAAACATAATCCCCACTAGAAAGATCTTCTATCTTCATTGCTCCTTGTGGGGTTTCTATCGATGTTCCTTTAGCAAAGCACTCATCCCAGTAGTAGATCTTTATCTTCCCTTTGAGCGGAGCGAGCGGTGCCTCAGAGATTATTGCTCTCATGTCGTCTATCTTTCTGAGGTCGGCGGCATTGAGTTCATGGTAATCGTAGTCCGAGCAGCCTATTTCCTTTCTAATTATCCTGGCCAAGGTTGTTTTCCCTGTGCCCGAAGGCCCAAATAATAGGAAGCTGTGAGGCATTTGGTCCATCGGTCTTTTTAGAATTGTTTTGAGGGTGCTCTTTATTCCCTCGTTTCCGAAGAACTCATCGAGAGTACTGGGCCTGTATTTGATTGGTAATGTACCTGTTGTCATGATCGCTTTATCCTTGGCTTTTTTTGGTCCGCTGAATTTCTTGGTTAGACATTAAATATTTTACTGCTTCCTGAAATCCTGCGATGAAAAATACCTGCTCTTTAGCACCCAGGCTTCCTGACAAGCCAACTGCGATTGCTCCGGCTTCTTCTACTGTCGGTAATTGGTTCATTCATTCTCTCCTATATGGGTGGTCTAATGTGTTGATCACCGGCTCGTCCGGTGCATCTGTTTGTTATTTTTCAATACTGTCTTCTCTGTCGCAGCGAGCATTATTCTAAGCGCCTTTTCAATATAGTCTAAATCGTATTTAGTAAATTGACCGCTTTCCATTATTTTACCACACTCTGACAGGCGCTGGACTATTTTTTCACCGTCTTTCATAGATTCTCCTTGTAAAAATAACGCTCCGCGCGGAAGGATTTGAACCTCCGGCATCCTGGTTCCAGGCCAGGAACTCTTCCAGACTGAGCTACACCCGGATTTATCATTTATCCCTAAACTAGGCATCTTGGTTCATGTAGTGACATTTGTTGTCTCTCCTCCAAATAATAATATTTGTGCCTGGCGAGGATTTGCACCCCGCATAATGGCTTTTTAAGCATTAGCACGTTCAGACCTGATATGTTCTCAAGCTGCCTACTCACGATTGTTTATTTGCGCTTTCGGGAATTCACAATTACCGCCATAGGTAATCACGTCACTCTCTACGCTATCCCATATTGTTACGCCTCTGGAGATACCAGATATTGTTCGATCTTGTGGGGCGTTGTTTGGGTGCGTTTGCTAATGTATCCATAAGGTCCTTACCTGCGTCTACCTATTCCGCCACAGGCACAAAAGTTGTAATCATAATTAACTATTCCATTCCCCCCGGATTTGAACCGGGTTTCTGTGTTTAGCACTTTAGTACTCTTGATTTTAAAGAGGCCCTGGTGGCCATGATCTCTTCCTTACTTGCCAGGGACTTATAATAGTCTTTTGGTACTGCCTTGATGCTGTACCAAGGCTGATTAACTTCAGCCATATCGATCTCTATGTCGATCGGTACAATAATCCACGGGAACGCACCAATAGACTCTCTGGTCATTACCCTGTGGGTTGTTTTCATTACATGCGCTTCTTCTTCAGGATGCATGTCGAAGATGATGCTGTCATGTATTTGCCCAAGCAGCTTGGTTTTCCATTTCTCTTTGATCCGTATCTGATCAATTCGTTTGAAGCACCACCATAAAAGATGTGCAGCGGTAGACTGAGTTTGAGTGTTAAGAATGACCTCCCATTTGAGGTACCCACCCCTTCTGAATCCAAAATGGGTCTCAACGTACCCATGTTGTAAATAGAACTCCCCTTGGGTCTTTTGCCACCGCTTAATGCCCGTGTATTTCTTCCAAAAATTAGACTCAACGTCCCGGACATGATCTGTAAAATCATCCAGATTTCTGATGCCCTGTTTGGCAAGGTGCTTTCTTATTATGAGGCCATCCGATTCCTTCCCTGTTTTGAGGTCAACGGAATCGAACCATAAGTATTTGGCACTCGCAGAAGCCTTTCCCCCATAGACTTCCAAGAAAACGAAATCACTTTTTGCAACGTATCGTATTGCTTTGTTCATTTCATCAGCATCTAAAAGGAAGAGGCTTTTGGCCTGATCATAGTGCATATCTGACTTAGGATTCCAGAGGTATTTAAGCAGAGCTTTGTCTTTGGTTTCTACTCCCAACATCCTTATTTCGATAGACGAAAAATCACACTCTACGAGCTTGTAGCCCAGTGATGGGATTATGCCCCAGCGAATAAGCTTCTTCGCCTTTTCGTCTCTCTGGGGACAGTTTTGAATGTTTGGAGCGCTTGAACTGCTGCGCCCACTACGGGCTATGTGGGTGTTAATGAACGGATAGATTCTTCCTTTTACTGCCTCTCGTAAGTACTGGGCAATGTAGGTGTCCCTGAGCTTCTTAAGCTCCCTGATCTTTATGATTTTCTTGCCAATTGGGGTTTTCAAATCAGTCAAAACGTCTTTATCTACACTATCTAAGCCAGTTGTGGTTTTCTTTTTCGATCTCTCTCCCAGAATATCAAACAGCAGGACCCTTAAATCAGGTGGGGAGTTGAGATTGAACTCAACTTGCTCTGTCTCCTCGAACTGCTTGACTTCATTTGTTGACTGAATGTCTTGAGTGAGTTTCGATATGCTTTTAGTGAGACTGGCTCTCACCTTTTTGTAATAGGCTGTGTCTATATTAATCCCTGTCTTTTGGGAGTTAGTAAAGGCGATGGTCGTTTCATGGAACAGTTTCCTTGCTTTATGCAGGGGTTTATTACCCCGCAGGTTGAAGACCTCAAGTTGTTCTTTAGCAAGCTTTTCTGTTAGGAAGGAATCAACCCCACCGTAAAACAAAAGCTTCTCCAATGGTGCCTTGTATAGAATATTCAGAGAGTTTGCTCCACGGTCCTCCTGGGACTTTTTCATGTAAAACTTCATCTCATCGTCGTATCCATGTACTCCCCACCGGAGAAAGGCTTGAAGTTTTAGGCCACAAAACCCCTTTCGCGCATCGAGGATATGTTGAGCGTTCATGGAACACCAAATGAGGGAGTTCACTGGTGACTCAAAAACAAAGTGAGACCAGATCCTTTCAAAGGCTTCATTGTGTGCAATCTTTTTAAGACCCGAGTCTTGCAGGTAGCCTTTGATTTTATCCATTACAAGAGGGAGAAGCTGTGTCCCCCATATAGTATCAGCCGCATCTTTGGGGTATACCCCTTGAACTGCGGGGTAATGGACAGGAAACGAATAGCTCTTTCCATTGAAACAGATAGACATAGACCAGATTCTGCTTCGGGAATCTTGAGGCTTCTTACTGGATGTCTCAAAATCGAAAGCACTGACTGGCTTCTCTCTGTGGAGCTTTTCCATTAAGGCACTGAAGGTTTTAAAGCTGGTAACCAAGCGTATTGGTTTGGAGATATTTAATGGGGTAATTGGGCTATCTGGAATGTGCTTGAGAAGACTAAGGCCCTCTTTGAGATCTCGACGCAGGGTCTCGTAGGAGTAGTCATCATCACACCTGCTCACAAAGCTCGGATGGAGAGCAGAGACAAGGTAGAAGTTATGTTCCGTGATGGGGATAAACGTGCCCCTGAACTTGGAGATGGTTATGTCCTTTACATACTTACCTACTAAAGCTATAACAGCGCTCTTTCCAAGAGCGATAACCATCTTGGGTTTTCTTTTGTGAATGCTTTTAAACAACTTGACATTACAGGAGTTGATTTCCCCTGTTGTGGGGGGCTTCCCCCCATTGGTTCTACACCTGATTGCATTGGTCTTCCAGAAGTCCCGGTCTAAATCTAAGTTGAGACTCGCAAGAACAGTTCGTAAGAGCTGACCAGCAGGCCCAATAAACTGGGACCCCTTTTGGGCTTCTAATGCTCCTTGACATTCCCCGACTATCATAGCTCCAAGCTTTCCCTTACCGGAGGTGGGCATGTCAGGGCATAGTTGGCCGGTATTGGCGAGTGGGCAGTCCCCACAACTATCTATCTTCAATGGTTTCAGTTGGAGTTTAGTCATATTATCCGTTTCAATTCATGCTCCTATATGGAGCGACAATTATTATCCGAGTAGGACCCCTGCCAAGTATCTGGTGTTTACATTATAAACTGCCAGGAAGCCCAAGTCGGAACTGAACCTGATGATGTTGGTGTATTGCAGTCCGTCCAGTAAGTAACCTGGCCGTAATTTAACGTTAAAATCAGGCCCCTTATAATCAACAGGGCATACGCCCTTGATGGGGCCATTCTGGGTTACTGAGAGGAGGGTGACCTTAGACCCCTTAAAGTGGAGGTCAATCCGTTGAGCCTCCATTGAGTTGGCTGTCTGCACTATCTCTTTGAATGCGTTACTCGTTATAATTTCTGGTCCTAATTTCACCTTAAACAAGTGGGCTATCTCAGGGAACTGATCCAAGAACGCAGATAGGCTGTAGACAACCCCCTCTGTATTGCGAAAGAATACATGAGGTCCAATTTGGGCATATTGTGTGGGGTTTATTTTAAGCAGCTCTTTGATCGAGTTTGCTGGGAGGATAACTGGGCTGCTAAGATGATTCTTAACAAGTCGTAGGACCACACGGCTACCGTCAGTGGCTGCAAAGTGTGTGGGAGTTATGTACACACAATGGGAGTGGTCTGATGGTGACGACGATTTCTTTGCTATTGGAAAGGTGTCAGCCAGTCCGTTAGTAAAGCCGTTTGGAATATCATCCCACTCTTTATCGTTCGGTACAGGCAGCGAACTCGTCGGTGCTTCCCATTGGGCCTTTACGGCAAACTGAAGTTTCTTTTCTCCTTCGGTGACAGTCAGGCTCAGTGTCTTCTCTGTTTTCTTTATCTCCACCTCCGTGGAAACCTTGATTTGTCCTACTATTTTAAGTAGATTTGCAAGGTCGTAGCTTCCTTCAATATCAGACTTTAATGGACAACTGACGGAGAAGAACGGGGACTCAGCGGTTACTGTATCTTTTCTGAAGGTAATGCATCCGGCTTGGGAACCTGTGGTTTTGGTGGCTCCTGGTTTCAGGATAGTCAAGATTTTTTTAAGGTTTTTCTGTTTGATTTTCAACATTTTTATTCCTCTTTCTCCTCAGATGTGGGGGTCTTATCAGTAGGAAAGCGTGGGTTATCAATCTCAAGCAGGGCCAAAAGGAAATGCCTTTTGATTACAAGCCACTGTCTCCTGAAAAACTTAACTTTTTCTCCTTCTTTTGGCATATCTTTTGGGAAGCCAGCCCAACAACACAAGGGAGATAGGGCTCTTAATCTAACTGCTAATTCGTTTGCAGACATCTTAGATAAATCTGCTGGTTCGTAATACCAATCACACTTTTGGATGTTTTTCATTTGCCCCCCCTTGTATTCGGTGACCAGGAGCGGGGAGTCGAACCCCAGCTCGCGAATATAACCCACACCCTGGGCTCTCCTGGTCTATGATTCATTTTTGATTTTCCTTTACTAAATGATTCTCAACGTACCTCTTGGCTGTGCCACCATGAACATGGCACCTACGGCCCAGTTCCGCCCAGTTTGTTTGGGCACCTTGACCCATCATTCTATATTGTCGTAGTATCATTTTAACCTGGGCGTCAGAAAGACCTTTACCTCGGTTCCGCTCCTCTGCCATATCAAAACCCCTTTCTCTATCATTATATATAGGTAGCTATAATTGTCAAGCCT